GTCGATCCAAGACCTGATCGTAACAATTTTGACGTAACAATCTTCTTTGATATTGTAGGACAAGAGTTTCCACCTCAAGAATTCTCATTCATCTTAGAAGCAACTCGATAATATGCCTTTTACAAAGTTTACTAATCTCGATTTTGATCAAATCAAGTCACAAATTAAGAGTTATTTACGAGCAAACTCGAATTTTAAGGATTTTGACTTTGAGGGATCAAACTTTTCTGTCTTAATCGACACATTAGCATATAATACTTACATTACAGCGTTTAACTCAAACATGATTGTGAATGAATCCTTCTTGGATTCTGCAACTTTGAGGGAAAACGTTGTTTCTCTTGCCAGAAATATTGGATATGTGCCTCGTTCAAGGTCTGCAGCAAAGGCACAGATCAGTTTTACCATAAACACCACATCTACAACTCCTACATTAACACTTGCTGCAGGTTTAGTGTGTATTGGAGCATCAGAAAACCAAACAATTACGTTCTCAATACCCTCAAGCATCACAACAACAGTAAATAATGGTGTTGCTACGTTCAGTAATATAGATGTTTTCCAAGGAACCTACTTAAGTAAGCAATTTTTAGTCGATGGATCACTTGATCAGAGATTTTTACTTGATAATTCGTTCATAGACAGTTCAACAATCGTTGTAAACGTTACAGGACCGAATGAAACAGGGATAGGAAGAGAATATTCACTCGCAAATAACATTTTAAACATTGATGCAACGTCAGAAACCTATTTAATACAAGAAGTTCAAGATGAAAAGTATGAATTGTTGTTTGGAGACGGATATTTCGGCAGAAAACTCGATAATGGAACAATTATTACTGCAACTTACATCGTAACTGACGGTATAAGTGGAAATGGATCATCAACTTTTAGTTATTCTGGTCGAGTTCTTGATTCTTTAAATAATCCTGTTGTTCCAACCAATAATATTTTAATTACAACTGACCAATCTGCACAAAATGGTGGAGATATTGAAAGTATTGACTCAATTAAGTATTTTGCACCCCGAATTTATGCCTCACAGTACCGTGCAGTGACCGCTAGGGACTATGAAGCAATAATTCAGTCTATTTACCCGAATACAGAGTCAGTAGCGGTTGTAGGGGGCGAGGAACTTGATCCACCAGAGTTTGGACAAGTGCTTATAAGTATAAAACCAAAGAATGGTGACTTTGTATCTGACTTTGATAAGCAAAATATTCAATCAAAACTTAAAAACTACTCACTTTCTGGCATAAATCAAAAAATTATTGATTTGAAGGTGCTTTTTGTTGAAATTGATAGTGCTGTTTATTATAATAGTTCACAAGTTAGTAATGTAAGTGATATTAAGAGTAAAGTAACAAGTGTATTAAACACATTTTCAACTTCAAACATCAATAAATTTGGAGGAAGGTTTAAATATAGTAAATTAGGGCAAATTATTGATAGTGCCGATACCGCAATCACTTCAAACATAACAAGAGTTATCATAAGAAGAAATATGAAGGTGTTATTAAATCAATCTGCACAATATGAATTATGTTATGGTAACGCATTTAAGAAAAATGCAGGTGGATTCAATATCAAGAGCACTGGATTTACTGTAGCGAATCAAACAGGCACTTTATATTTTACTGATGTTCCAAATGCAGATAATTCAATGGGAACTCTATCAGTTGTAAAAGAATCTTCTGAAAGTAATAAATTTACAGTTGTAATTAAATCCGCTGGATCAGTTGACTATGAAAAAGGTGAAATTATCGTAAATACATTGAATATTACATCAACATCACAACCAAATGATGTTATTGAATTACAAGCGTTTCCTGACTCAAATGATGTTATTGGATTGAAAGACTTATATTTGAGTTTTTCTGTTGCTGATAGCACAATAAATATGATTAAGGATACAATTTCATCTGGAGAACAGATATCTGGTGTCGGATATAAGACAACATCAAGTTATTTGAATGGAAGTTTGAAGAGGGGTGATACATCAAGTGCACTGCCTTCAGTACCTATAACAACAACTACTACACCAATGACTTCAACAAGCACAGGATCAGGATCAGCGTCTGGAGGCGGATACTAAGAAATGATACAAACTGGTTTTGAGAAACGAGTACAGGTTCAGCAGATATTAGCGAATCAACTCCCTGACTTCCTTCGAGCAGAGAGTCCAAAGACGCTTGACTTTTTAAAACAGTACTACATTTCACAAGAACACCAATCAGGTGCGACTGATCTTGCAGATAATCTTGATCAGTACCTAAAGTTAGATAATTTAACTCCAGAGGTGATAACTGGAGAGACAACTCTATATTCAGACATATCATCATCTACTGATAGTGTTCAGGTTTACACTACAAAGGGATTTCCTAATGAATATGGTTTATTTAAGATTGATAATGAGATTTTCACATATACTGGAGTAACAACAAATACGTTTACAGGTGTAATTCGTGGATTTAGTGGAATTAGTAGTTACAGGACTAATTTAGATCAGGAAGAATTACTTTTTGAAGAAACAAAGGCAGATGAGCATGATGCTGGAAGTCAAGTTAAAAATTTAAGCGTTAATTTTTTAAAAGAATTCTATAAAAAGTTAAAATTCACTCTTACACCTGGTTTAGAGGACGTAAACTTTGTTTCTGACTTAGATGTTAATAATTTTATCAAAGGGTCTAGAGCATTTTACGAAGCAAAGGGAACAGAAGAGTCATTTAAGATATTATTCAAAGTTTTGTATGGAGAAGTTCCAAAAATTGTTGATTTAGAGCAGTTTTTACCTAAACCATCATCTGCAGAATTTTTAAGAAGAGAAATAGTTGTTGCTGAAAGAATATCTGGAGATCCTGATAAATTAGTTGGGCAAACAATCAAAAAAGCATCAGATTTAGAAACACAAGCATCAGTTTCTGAAGTTGAAATATTCACAAGGTCAGGAATAAGCACATATTTCAAATTAGGTTTATTTGTAGGGTTTGATGATAGAGATTTGATTGAGGGGACATTTGAAATTCAACCCAAGACATCGAATATTAATCCCGTATCTGTTGGTTCATCAGTAATCACTGTTGATAGCACTGTTGGATTTGGAACAACTGGAACTTTATTGTCTGGTGATAATATTATCACATATTCTTCAAAAACTGTAAATCAGTTTTTAGGATGTGTTGGTGTGGACAATGCAATGTCCATAAAATCACCTATTCGTACCGATGATGTATTTTTTGGTTATGAAAATGGCGATACTGATAAAAAGGTTGAAATTAGAATAACTGGTGTCCTATCAGATGTTGAAACAGTAGGAGATGTATTATCAGTAACTGAAGGGGAAAAAATATATGTAAAAAATGTTGGTGAAAAAATAAAGAATCCAGAGACAAATAAATCACAAAAACAAATATTCGCTAATTCATGGATTTACAATACTAGTTCAAGATTTTTCGTAGATAACACTAATAATGGTTACAATTTAGTATCTGCACCAGATAAGTCTGCCTTGAAAGAGGGTGATATTGTTGATATACTCATAGGTTCTTCTGAAGTCGTTGCTCATTCTGATGCAATCGTAAAAACAATAAATGAAAAACAGGTTACTTTAGATACTGGTGGTCTATTTTCACCATCTGCTACTAATATTCAATATTCATTAAGAAGAAAACTTGAAACTGTTAAAAGTAGTGGTGCACCTTTAAAATTTGGTAATGATTTAATCACAGCAGATATTCAAAACGTATACACAGAGGGTGAAAAAAATTACTATGTTGCTTCAAGTTCATTACCATCTTATACTCTAACAAAAAATCTTGATCAGGCAATTATTTTATCTCTTGTACCTACAAACTTGCAGGAATTTGATACTAATAAACTAAAGTTTAGTGTCCTAGTATTTGATAAAGATGTTCCATTTAAAACAGGTGAAGAGGTAATTTACACCGCTGAAAATAATACTCTTGTTGGATTGGAAGACAGTGTTTCGTATTTCATTAAAGTTTTAGATGATAAGAAAAAAATACAGTTATACAGATCAAGATCATTAATTGATGCAGATAATTCAACCAACCCAACCCGTGAATATTTTTCAGCACCATCTTCATCGGGTTTTCACAAGTTCACTTTAGTAAGTCAAAAAACACAATTTATACATCCGCAAAAACTTTTAAGAAAGTTTCCGTTTAATTTTGATCTAAAAACAGGAGAAGACACTCAGACAGCACCAGGTGCCCTTGGAATGCTTATCAATGGCGTAGAGGTTATAAACTATAAGTCAGATGATAAGATTTACTACGGACCGTTAGAGAGCGTTAGATTGTACAATGGTGGTGAAAACTTTGATGTAGTCAATTTACCATCTATAACAATTGAAGCAGGATTATCTACAGCTTTAATACAACCTGTTGTTAAAGGAAAACTTGTAGATGTATTAATAGATCCTCAAGATTTTGATGTTAAAAAAGTATCATCAGTCACTATATCTGGTGGTAATTCTTCGGGGACAGTTTTAAAGGCACAACTAGAAGAGAGACATAGAACATTATCTTTTGATGGTAGACAAACCACATTAGGTGGAGGTATTGATGTAGTAAATGATAATGTAACTTTTCCTGTAAGTCATAACTTAATAAGTGGTGATGAGTTAATTTACAACCGAAATGGTAACGTTGCGATTGGAGTGGGTGTTCGTGAAACAGCATATCAAGATGGAATAAATTTAATCACAGGTTTAACTCTTAATGATGGTGCTGTATATGTCGCAGAGGTAGTTAATAATAAAACGATTAACCTGTATGAAACTTTAGCAGATTTCTCAGCAGGTATTAATACGGTTGGTTTTACAACCGCTGAAACATCTGGTATTCATAAGTTTAGAACAAAAAAAGCAAATAATACTATTTCAAAAATATCAATAATTGATGCTGGAACAGAGTTTGAAAATCGTAAATTAATTGTACAACCAACAGGTGTTAGCACCGCACATGATACTATTTTCTTCAAAAATCATGGATTTAATGATGGTGAGGTAGTAACATATTCTACAGATGGTACTAGTATTGGTGGTTTAGACACAAATCTGCAATATAAAATAATTAAATTATCAGAAAATGAATTTAGACTTGCAAATGCAGGTGCAGCAGGTACAATTTCTGCAAATTATGATAGAAATAATTATGTAAATATAGTTTCTGCAGGAAGTAGTGAGCAGTTTTTTGCATATCCTCCAATAACTGTTACAGTAAATGCAGATATTATTGGTGGTGTAGGGGTAATTACTGCAACTCCTGTAATAAAAGGTTCAATATCTGACGTTTATTTGTATGATGCAGGAACTGGATATGGTTCAACAACAATTAATTTTCATAAAAAACCAGATATATTTGTAAAAACTGGTAAAAGTGCAGAATTTAAACCAATAATTGATGGTGGTAAAATAATAAATGTTCAAGTTACAAATACTGGTAGTGAATATACATCACCACCTGATTTAGAGGTAGTTGGTATTGGTTCTGGAACTGGTGCTAAATTGAGAGCAGTCGTTGAAAATCAAAAAGTAACTGATGTTGTTGTTCTCAATACAGGTATTGGATATACATCTGCTACAACAACTATCAAGGTAACATCAAGAGGTTCTAATTCATCGCTAGAAGCGTCTGTAAGGCATCTTACTATCAATAATCATGAAAGACATGGAGATGAGATTTTAATTGATACAGACGATGGTTTGCAGTATGGATTGGTTGGATATTCAACCGCTATTGGTTTATCTGAATTTGGTGATAATAGTATTGATCACTCTCCTATTATTGGTTGGGCATATGATGGAAATCCCATTTATGGTCCTTATGGATACGATGATTCAACAAATAGTAACTCACAAATTAGAAATCTATCACCAAGTTATGTTTTATCACCCTCTACTTTAGTTGATAGACCTTCAGGTTTTTCAAATGGGTTTTTTGTAGAAGATTTTGAATTTAACAATTCGGGTGATTTAGATAAACATAATGGTAGATATGGTAAGACACCTGAATATCCTAATGGAGTTTATGCGTATTTTGTAGGTATTAATACTAATACACAAACATCAATATTCCCACATTATATCGGAAATAGTTACAGATCCAAGTTAATTAATCAAGATGTAGATCAAGATTTTGATTTTAATAATTCAAATCTAACAAGAAATACTCTTCCATATTCAGTAGGTGATGTCGGTGCAGATAATGACTTTATTAATGAACCCAATGAAATATTACTTCAAAGTTCAACCATTGAATCTGTAACAAGAGGATCAGTACAAACGTTTGATATACATGAGGGAGGAGATAATTATAAAGTTGGTGATCTTGCAAAATTTGATAATACTGGAACAAATGGTGGCGGTATAAGTGCATTTGTCGATTCGATTACAGGAAAAACTGTAGAAAATTTATCAACTACACTTGAGGATTATCAAAATGCGAATTTAGTATGGAACAAATCTGGTCAAGTTATCATTAATACAAATAAACCACATACCTTATTAGATAATGATACTGTAGTAATATCTGGATTATCTACATTTATTCCAAAATTAACTGGAGAACATATCATTGGAGTTTCTTCAGAAAAAACAAAATTAATATTAGATACTCCTGCGATCACTGTTGCAGGTATTGTAACTGATTTATTTGTATCAACTATTCCGAAAATATCAGTTGGATCTACTATTGGTGTTGGAACTGCTAGATTATCAGTATTAAACATATTCCCAAATAGAAAAGTAATTCGTGCAATTACTGAGCACACAGCGGGTATTCATACAGCATCAACAGAAGTAATTGAAATTACTGATAAATTTACAATTCCATTAAAAACACCTTTCTTTGAATCAAAGATAGATGATAAAATATTTTTCAATCCTACGCAAGAACTTGGAATTGGTACTGTTTCTGGACAAAGTGGTATCTCAACTATCGTCATAGGAAATACACCAATACCAACATCAATACCCAATCAAACTATATTCATACCAAATCACCCTTTCAAACAAAACCAACAAGTTACACTAACCAAAGGTGGAAGCACTCGCATAGTTGTATCTAATACAGGTGATAGTGCAACATTTAATATACCAGAAACGGGTGAAACACAAACATTATTTGTTATCAATAAATCAGACAATCATATTGGGTTGACCACACAGATTGGGTTAACCACTACTACTGATGGTTTATTCTTTAGATCATTTAATTCAAATAATAATGATACCGATTTTAAATATTCTATTGAATCTAATTTTACTCAAGAAGTTGCTAGAGTTGAAAAGATAAAATCAGTAATATCAATTTCAACTTCACATGGATTAGAGGAAGGTGATATTGTTAATCTGACTGTGAAACCAAAACAATCCTTGGGTGTAGGTTCATCAGAATCAATATTACTAAAATATAATTCAGAGAATGATAAAATTTTAGTAAATCCAATATCATTTGGTTCAACTGCAGTTAATTTAACAAAAAATGAATTTGAATTAACATCTCATGGATTTGAGACTGGTGAGAAAATATTCTATGATTCTAGTAACTTCATAAGTGGATTAGGCACTGGATCATACTTTGTTCACAGACTTGATGATAATAAATTTAATCTATCACTAACAAGAAAGGATAGTTTTGCAGAACCACCTCTTATTATTGATTTACAATCTCAAGGTGGGTCACATGAGATTAGTAAGATAAATCCAATAATTCCTGTAATTAGAAATAATAATTTAGTCTTCGATACAAGTGACTCTTCACTAAATGGATACAATCTTAAAATATTTTATGATGATAAATTTAATAACCAATTAATTTCAATTGGATCGACAAGTGGATTTAGTGTCGTAAGTTCTGGTAGCACAACAACTTTATATTATAATGATTTACTACCAACAAAATTATATTATTCATTAGAAAAAGCAGGATTTATTAGCACTGCTGATACAGACGTTAAAAACTATTCAGAGATAAAATTTGAAGATAGTAGTTATAATGGATCATATAAGATATCTGGAGTTGGAAACACAACCTTCACGATATCTGTAAGTCAAAGACCTGAACAATTTTCATATACAAAAACCTCATCTGATATATCTTACACAACAAAGTCATACGCAGCAGAGGGTGGTGTTGCATCATTAAATCTAACATTTGGTGGTGCTAATTACAAAAAATTACCTGAATTTGTAAGTATTGCATCAACAAATGGTATCAATGCAGACATAATTCCTGTATCAAAAACAGTTGGTAAAATAAATGAATTTACTATCAATGATCAAGGTTTTGATTTTTCTGCAGATAAAACTTTAAATCCAGAAGTTTTCATATCTCCTAATATAACAGTTGTTGATCGTAATGAGGTTGAAAGTATCGAAATTCTGGATGGTGGAAGAGGATATACATCTCCACCCGATCTTTCACTTGTAAATCCAGAGGATGGTACTAGGTATGATACTGGTGTATTGAAAGCAAAAATTCAAGGTTCATCAATAGATGAAATAGAAATTATTGAAACTCCAGTCGGTTTAAATGAGATAACTAATCTTGTTTTTGCAGAGAATGGAGATAATGGTATTGGAATTAACAGTTGTTTTAGTAATACAGCAGGTATAGTAACTTGTTTCTTAGCAACACCAATCGTGGGATTTACAGGAATACCATTTGCAGTTGGTGATAAGGTATTTGTGGAGGGTATTGTCAATATACTCGATGAGGGTGATGGATTTAATTCAGCAGATAACAAGTATAACTTCTTTGATGTCATCGCTTATTCAAATACAAACCCTGCAAAGTTAGTATTTGATGCATCTCAATTTGTATCTGCAAATCCAGGTATTGCAGTAACTTCTCAAAACTCATTTGCATCTATAATCAAGAAGTCAAATTATCCAATATTTAAAGTAACTCAAACATCAAGACCATTTAATATTGGTGAGAAAGTATTTACCAAAGAGGGTAGTAATTATGTTGAAAGAGACTTAGTAATTACTGAGAATTTAAATGATAATGTTAAAGTGTTTGGAACATATGAACTAAAAGTTGGTGATAAAATATTTGGTCAAAATTCTGGAACTTTAGCTACAATTAAAATACTTAATGAAAATAGAGCTATATTTAAAGTTGATTATTCATTGAGAAAAGATACAGGATGGTCAGATGACACTGGCAAATTGAATTTAGATTATCAGGTTTTACCAGATAATGATTACTATCAAAACTTATCATACACGATAAAAAGTAATCAAACTTATGATATTCTATCATCAACTGTTAATGGTTTACTACATCCAACTGGACTTAAAAATTTCTCAGATACAGGTATTACAAGTATTTCCCAAGTTAGAGTTGGTATTGGGTCAACCCTCCAATCAACAAGCACTACAGGTTTAGATATTATTACTGAAAAGAGAGTTGATACTCTTAACTTCTTTGACGAAGGTGTAGATGTAGATACCCTTCCAGATGAAATTAATCCAGTTAAATCAAAATTTATTAAATTTAATAATAGAAGATTATCCGATTTTATTGATTGTATTAGTAATAGAGTTCTTTCAATTGATGATTTTAGTTTACAGTTTTCTAATGCAGGTTCAGTTGGATCAGATTTATTTGTTGATGCTCATGATTACAGTTTACTGGATGGTTATTCTAGATTTTTAGTTCAGGTAGTTGATCCTGCAGGTAGTGAAAGGCAAGCAACTGAAATAATTACTTTACCTTCACCTTCAGGTGACATAATTACATTTGAAAAAGGAACATTAGATAATAGATCAGATCGTCAAATAGCTGATCTGGAGGGTAATTTATCTGATGGAAGTTTAAGTTTAAGATTCACTCCATTTGAAAAATTTAATACAGATTACGATATTAAAATTTTAAAAAATAAATTTAATTCTTCTGGTGTAGGATCTGACTCAATAAATGTTGGATTTGTTAATTTAATATCATCTAATCAAACAGTTAGTGCGTCAGAAACCTCAAACTTAGTTTATAGAGAGGTGGATAAAATTGAATCATTATTTGTTAATGCTGAGATGCTAAACACAAATACTGATGAGAGAACATATGCAGAAATCTTTATTGATCATGATGGCAGTGATACATTTACGTCTGAATTTTATTTTGATAATGATCCTAATGATAAACTATCGGATAGATTCATAGGAACATTTAGATCAAGTATAAATTCAGGTATTCTAACATTAGATTATGAAAATACAGATTCAGATGATGTAACTGTAAGAACAAAAATTGTTGGTTTTGGAACAACTTCAGTAGGAATAGGAACACATATCTTTAAAGCAACAGGGCAACCAGATGCATCAGTTAATACAGGAAGATTACAGACAAATTATGTTAGTATCGCATCTACAGGAACAGTTTTTAGTGTTATTTCATCTGATGTATCAACAATAAAGGCAGTAGCAAAAGTAGGATATGGTAATAGTTCTGCTTTGCATCAATTCATTATTATTAATGATCTAACGGATTCATATATTACACAATATCCATTTTTACCTGTAGGAGTAGGCAATACTTCAGGTATAGGAACATTCGGATCAGAATTTAATGGTTCAAATCTTGATATCAAGTTCTACCCAGACTCAGGTGTATCAAATATTACTGTACAAACACATAGTGAAATACTCCAAATCAATAATGATATCTCAAATACTCCGAATACTTTCACATATGGTGCTGTAGATGAAAATATATTTGTATCAGCATATAATGCTAGAAATGGAAATAGAGTTAACAGAACTGATTTTGATATCAATCATCAAGGTGTACCAATATTCCAAAAATCATTTGATCCAGCAGTATCTTTAGATTTATCTACTGGAATATTCAATATCCCAAATCATTTCTTTAACACTGGTGAAAAATTAACTTATGCTTTTGGATCATCTTTCACTGGAATAAGTGCATCAAGTTTACAATCTGGTGGTAGTAATATACCAACAACATTATACGCTATTAATGTTGGAACATCAGAATTTAAAGTTGCAACTTCAAAAGCAAATGCAGAATCAGGGACAGCACTTACATTCTCCTCTGCTGGATCAGGTAATTCTCATAGTTTAACTATGGATAAAAAATTATCAAAAGCGATAATTTCTATTGATGGTGTTGCACAAAGTCCAATCGCATTTACTAAACTTACTTATGATCTTGAGGATAATTATGGATCAGTTGGTGCTGCTGAGACTGTGTTTGCCTTATCAGGTATTGGAACCATAGCAAGTGGCGATTTGCTTAAAGTGAATGATGAGTTCATGCGAGTGAATTTAGTTGGATTGGGCACCACTGCAGTAGGACCTATCACAGGAACTGGAACATTTAATCTAGTTGAAGTTGAGAGAGGTGTTGTGGGATCAGTAGCAGCATCTCATAATGATGGTGCCACTGCAAGAATTCATTTAGGTTCATATAATTTTGTTGGTAGTAAAATTCACTTTACAGAACCACCTTTAGGTAATAGTACAAGAGTCAATGATAGGCAAACATTGTTACCTGAACCAAGATCTACATTTGGAGGTAGAGTTTATTTAAGACAAGATTATGGTACAAATAAAGTATTCGATAATATCAGTAAAGATTTTACAGGTATAGGTGCAACTTATACACTAACTGTTGCTGGTCTTAATACTACTGGAATAGAAACTGGAAGTGGAGTTCTATTCATAAATGATATCTTCCAAACACCAACAACTACAAATAATGCTGGTAATATTTACGATTTTGTTGAGGGTGCAACAGGTATCACAAGTGTAACATTTACTGGTATTACAGATGGTAGTAATAATCTTATCATATCAGATGAGGATGTAAATAAGAATCAACTTCCAAGAGGTGGTGTGATTGTCTCACTAGGTTCAACTAATGGATTAGGATTTGCCCCATTAGCTGGAGCAGCAGTGACTGCAGTTAAGAATCAAAACGGAACGATCACTGCAGTGGGTATCGGAACTGGTGATTTTCATGGTTCTGGTTATAGGGGAACAGTAGCAATAGGTGTTACAGACGTTGCTTATGAGCACAGATTTGAGAGTGCTGGTATCGGTTCAATCAGAAAGGGATCGTTTGCAGGTCCATCATATACAGCAACAAATGCTGTTTACACTTCATTCAGTGGTCAGTTTGTGATTACAATACCTGGACATAATCTAACAACAAGTGATACAGTAGGTATTGATACTGGTGGAATAGTATTCAGATGTTCTAAGGATCATTTCAAAACCTTACATCCTTACCCACGTTCAGGTCCAACACCAACATCAACAAATGGAGATCCCATTGTTGGTATTCAAACTGCAATTACTGCAACCACAACGAATACAATCACAATTAATGTTGGTGCTGGTGGTGGTGCAGGAACTGGTGCAGTCGTAAATGCGACAGTGGGTGCAGGTGGAACTCTTACATTTTCAGTTGCTTCTGGTGGATCTGGTTATGTTCAACCACAAATTAATATTCCACAACCATCATACGAAAATCTTGAAGTGGTTGGAGTTTCTAGACTTGGAGAAGGTGCTACAACTGAGACAGGTAGAAACTTATTAGTTAGTGTGGATGTTGGACCTGCAAATACAGTGGGTATTGGATCTACTCTTCATGAGGTAAAATCATTCAAGATCGCTAGACAAGGATATGGTTTTAGAAAAGGTGATGTATTTAAACCTGTAGGTCTCGTAACTGATCGTGGTTTGGGATCTGTTGTTAATGACTTTGAATTAACTGTTCTTGAAACATTCACTGATTCATTTGCATCATGGCAGTTTGGAGAATTAGATAATGTAGATTCAGTAAAGAATTTACAAAATGGAAAGAGAACTAGATTCCCCTTAGAGTTTAACAAGGAATTACTCAGTTTTGAAACAAGTAACCCCGAAATTGATTTAAACTCTGTTCTATTAATATTTGTTAATGGTGTGATACAAGAACCAGGCAAACATTATCAGTTTGATGGTGGAACATCATTTACATTCAGTGAAGCACCTGATGAAGATGATAAAGTTGATATATTCTTCTACAGGGGAACTCGTGGAACCGATAGTGTTTTTGTTAACACAATAGAGACTGTGAAGAAAGGTGATATACTCACATTAAATAAAAATGATAGGTTCTCTAACACATTATCACAAGATCCAAGAACAATTTACAATATAACCACATCAGACAAGGTAGAAACTAATTTATATACTGGATTAGGTATAAGCACAGTTCCAAAACCAATTAGTTGGACAAAACAAAAGGTTGATAAAGAAATTGCTGGTGAATTTGTATCTAAAGCAAGAGATTCTATTGAACCACTTGTATTCCCAACTGCAAGGATCATTAGTGATCTATCAATATCAGGAACTGAGATATTCTTAGATAATGGAAAGTTATTTGATTATGAAGTGGGAAGTCCTATAAACATAGATGCTTTGATAGTTAATACAACTAGTGATCCAATCGCTGCTGCAATTACCGCAACTGTTTCTGCTGCAGGAACAATTAGTGCGTTGACCATAGGTGATGGAGGATCTGGATACACTGGATCCACTGTGAATGTAAAAATATCTGCTCCTAGTTCAATCGGTGTAGGGGTGGGCACAACCGCATCAGCAACCTTAAATGTTGTGAATGGTGCTCTATCAGGAACCGCAAATATAACTAATCCTGGTCTTGGATATACTCATTCAACCCCACCACAGGTGATAACTGCTCTACCTTCAGTATCATTTGAAAATATTATCAATGCAGGAATTGCGACTGGATTCTCAGGTATAATAACTGGTATTCAGACAACAACAGGTGTAGGTGGTAATCCTCTTGCACTTGAGTTCTTTATATCAAATCCAAGTGTATCAGCGTTATCAGCTAATGATAGAATATTTGTATCAGATACTGAAACTGGTTTCGGAATCACATCTATTGATGGTCATGATGCATCAATTGTTGGAATTGGAACAACATTCTTAAATAATGTTTATAAAATAGATGCTTTTTCAAGAGTAGCAAACGTAGGTATAATTACTTGCAATATACTTTCAACCACTAGTGTGGTGGGTATTGCTACTACTGGTACGACATTTAATCCAGTTGGAACTTTATCATTTGGTAAAATATCTGGATTTACAAGATCAGGTTCCCCAATATCAATCGGTGTAACTGGTTTTACTATAAATTCAGGACTCTCAACCTTCCCAACATTACAGAGACGAGGGACAGGTTTGAGGGATACTGGTGGATTATCTAAATCACTCTAGTCTCTAACGTATAAATATAGAAAAAACCCAATTCGATGGCCGCTATTGTAACAGATCAGTTTAGAATATTAAATGCTAGTAATTTCGTAGACAACGTAACGGATTCTAATAATTCATACTACGTATTTGTTGGTCTGTCTAATCCAACTACTTCAGGGTTTGGTAGAAAAACAGATTTTAATACTGATACACCAAGTCCAATAGACAGTTTTGACTACATGAATTTTGTAGGCGATAACATGTCTTTTGGTAAAAAAGTAACTTCAGATAATATTAGAAGGTTAGTGAGAAAAATTACTTGGGCTAGAGGAACCAAGTATGAAATGTATCGACATGATTATAGTAATGAGAACAAATCACCCACTACTGGATCCTCTCGTTTATATGATGCAAATTATTATGTAATGAATAGTGATTTTAAGGTATATGTTTGTATTGATAATGGATCTTCAGGTATATCATCAACTGGTAATGCCTCTCTTGATGAACCAACATTCACCGATTTAGAACCATCTAAAGCGGGAACTAGTGGTGATGGGTATCTTTGGAAATATCTTTTTACTGTTTCACCAAGTGATATAATAAAATTTGACTCAACTGATTTTATATCTGTATCTAATAATTGGTCATCATCAAGCGATGCTCAAATAGAAGCTGTTAGAAATAATGGTGATTCTGATGTAAATAATAATCAAATTAAAAAGGTATATATTGATAATCAAGGAAACGGTTATACTAATGGTACAGGACAGGAGGTTGCAATTTTAGGTGATGGATCTGGTGGTAAAGTTGTTATTGATGTTGTTAATAATAAAATAACTAACGCTGTAGTATCGTCAGGTGGTAAAGGATATACTTATGGCATTGTGGATTTAGGTGCTATTGGTAATACAAGTGCATCCGTTAAGGCAAAACTGATTCCAATCATACCACCATCAAAAGGTCATGGTCATGATATTTACAAAGAATTGGGTTCTGATAGAGTATTGGTATTTGCTAGGTTTGATACATCAACAACGAATGATTTTCCAGTAAACACCAGTTTTTCGCAGATTGGTATATTAAAAAATCCAACTTCGATAGGATCAACAAATTTATTTACTGATCCGACTTTTTCATCAGTGGGTGCTTTGAAATTTACATCATTTAATGTTGAACCTAAAGTTGGTGAAATTTTAAGTCAAAATGTGACTGGTGGAACTGCAAAAGGTTTTGTTGCTGCATTTGATAATGAAACTAAAGTTGTTAAATTTGTTCAAGACAGATCTAATACATTAAACCCATCATCATTTGACGCTACTGATTATGTCGGAGTATCAACATTCTCACAAGTTTTAGCATTTGAATCAAATTCTAATAGTGTTGCAGGTAATCAAGGGTTCAATGCAACCATAGATACTGGATTTACTGGTGTAAGCACAAATCCTACTGGAACTAAATTGATATCATTAGATACCCAATTTACACAGGGTATTGCTAATCCTGAGATAAATAAAAAGTCAGGTGATATAGTTTATCTTGATAATCGTCCATTGATTTCAAGAAATGCTAGACAAAAAGAAGATGTAAAAATTATTCTGGAATTCTAAAAAATGCCTCAGAAAACGAATCTAAATATAAATCCATTTTTCGATGATTTCGATAAAAATGATAATTTTTATCGTGTGCTATTTAAACCTGGTTTTCCAGTTCAGGCAAGAGAATTAACGCAGTTACAGTCAATACTGCAAAATCAGATAGAGTCATTCGGAAGTCACATATTTAAAGAGGGATCAATGGTGATTCCTGGTAATATTAACTATAATGATGAGTATAATTCTGTTAAAATAAATCCTGACCATTTAGGTATAGATGTAACTGTATATAAGGATCAATTAAAGGGAAAGAGATTAAGAGGTCAATCAACTGGTATTGTCGCTGTAGTTAATGATTGTTATACTCCTGCAGACTCATCTCAATACACTGATGTTACTTTATATGTAAAATATACACAATCAGGCACAGATAATACAATCGCTAGTTTTGAAGATGGTGAAGTTCTAATTACTGAGGATACGTTTACTTACGGAAATACAACTATATCCTCTGGTGAAACGGTAGCAACACTAATTTCTGAAAATGCAACAGCGATTGGATCACTCGCATCTGTTGGACAAGGTGTATTTTTTATAAGAGGGACGTTTGTTGATGTTGAAACAAGTGATATTATCTTAGATCCATATACTAATTCACCATCATATAGAGTTGGATTAACAGTTCTAGAGGAGATTGTATCTGCTAAAGATGACAAGTCACTGTATGATAATGCTAAAGGATTTTCAAATTTTGCAGCACCAGGTGCAGATAGATTAAAGATTACTGCTACATTATCGAAGAAAGCACTTAATGATTATGATGATAAATCATTTGTTGAGTTGATGAGAATTGAAAATGGAGAGATACTAAAATTACAAAACAAATCTAATTATAATTTAATACGAGATTATTTTGCAAAAAGAACTTTTGATGAGTCAGGTAATTATTCATTAGAAAATTTTGATGTAGAGGTAAAAGAGTTATTAAACAATCGTGAATCAAATGAGGGTGTATATTTTGAAGGACAACAAACATCTCAGGGTAATCTACCATCAGAAGATTTAATGGCAGTAAAAGTATCAGCAGGTACTGCTTATGTGAGAGGATATGATATAGAAACTATTGGAACAACAGTAATAGATGTTGAAAAACCAAGAGATGTTGAAAAAATAGATGCATCTCAAGTTCCATTTGAATTTGGAACAAGATTTAAATTAAATAATGTTCATGGTACACCTGAAATAAAAGTAGGATCAGCTTTAACGGTTGACTTATATGATAAAAGAAGAGGTTCTGGAACAGGATCTAATGGAACAAAAATAGGTACAGCAAGAGTTTACACTCACAATTTAGCAGATGCACCATATGCTAACGCATCCACTGAGCATGATTTGTATGTATATGATGTTCAAACATTCACAAATCTTAGAATCAATCTAGCATTAAGTCCATTGCAATGTCCTGCAACCTCATTTGTAAAAGGTTTAAGTAGCGGTGCTACTGGATTTGTTGAAACCACAGTAAGTAATACCACTGCTGTACAATTAACACAAACTTCAGGAACATTTATTACAGGTGAGCAAATTATTATCAATGGAGATGATTCTTTAGTTAGATCAATTCAAGATTTAAAAATTAACAGTATTCGTGATGTAAAATCTGTCCACCAACCAACCAGTGGTCTATCAGGATTTAACGTTCATTTTGGGGGAGACGTTGTTTTACAAAAAACTCAATTAAAAGGTTTAAGCATTGGAGATCAAGTTCAAATCGCCACAAATGGTGTAGTAACTAGTCCAAAGGCAAAAATAATTTCCAGTTTAAAGGTTGGAGATATAATTAAATATCCAGTCGCTGGTCAAGCAGTTGAGAGTTTCAATAGAGTTGAAAGTGTGGGTGTTACAACTGCTAAGGTTGAAGCGGTTCAAGATGTAACTAATGTTTGTGAGGGTGGATTGCCTGGTAGCAATGTTCTTACAAATATTACAGTTGGATCACCTGTTGTGTCTGAAAACGGTGGATTATTTGCTAAAATAGATGATAGTAACATATCTACACTTAATCTAGGATCTTCAAATTTACTTGTTACAAAACAAATTACAGGACAATCAACAAACGCAACCACAGGTGAATTAAATATCTCAGTAAGCAATGCAAATGTTGGTTTATCTAGTGCACTATTTGAGACCTTTGATGCTGAGAGATATTATGTTTCTTATGCTAATGGTGATATAGAAGATCTAACATCAGATCAGGTAACTTTAGTTAATGGTGGTGATACTGTTAAATTTACTGGTTTAACAATAAACCAATCTAACGTTGTTGTAAATACGACTGCTAAAAAACTTGGAATTGTTAATAAAAAGAAAGAATTTATAAGAAGTGAAAAAATATCTGTTAATGGAACAGTATCAGCTGCATCTACAGCAGTTAGTGGATTAAGTACAAGCACATTTTTTGGAACAAGAGTTGAAGATAATTCCATCTCACTCAACCTTCCAGATGTTGTTGAAATAGTTGGTATTTATGAGTCATTAGATAAATCTGCACCCACACTTGATTCAATAACACTTCCAACAGGTTTAAACTTAGATACTTCTTCAATACTTGGTGAAAAGGTAATTGGATCTACTAGTGGTGCGGTTGCTCAAGTTGTTACTAGATCATCATCCACTAAAGTAGAAATATCTTATCTTAATTCATCAAAATTTTCTGTTGGTGAGATAGTTACTTTTGAAGAGTCAAAAATTACATCAACTGTTCAGGTTGTAAATAGTGGTAATTTCCAAGATATTACACAAGAATATATTTTAGATAAAGGTCAAAGAAATCAGTTTTATGATTATTCTCGAATTGTAAGAAAAAGAGGTTACATACCCTCAAGACAACTTCTTGTAATATTTAATTGGTTCGATGTCCCAAGTGATGATACTGGAGATGCATTTACTGTGGATTCATATCCTGCAGATTCATTTAAAAGTGACATTCCTATATTACCTTCTGGTGTAAGGGCATCAGATACACTTGATTTTAGACCTAGAGTACAACGATTTACAGCAACAAATGCTTCACCATTTGCCTTTTCAAGTAGAAATTTTGACTCATCAACTAATCCAAGTTTAATAGTAACTCCACAGGAAAGTTCCTTGATTGGATATGAATATTATCTTCCAAGAATTGATAAAGTTGTTATAGGGAAAAATGGTGTAATTAGTGTTATTAAAGGTGTATCATCAGAAAACCCTAAAGTACCAATTAATGTTGAAGACGCAATGGATATTGCAACCATTGAACTTCCAGCATACCTTTATAACACAGATGATGCGAAGATTACTGTCGTAGATAATCGTAGATACACGATGAGAGATATAGGTAAACTTGAGGATAGAATTGAAAATCTTGAAGTTGTCACCTCACTCTCTTTATTAGAACTTGATACTAAAACTTTCCAAGTAAGAGACGTAGATAATCTTGATAGATTCAAGTCAGGTTTCTTTGTGGATGACTTTAAAGATACGATTCGTCAAGACAAATCTACCACAGGAAGCACATTAACTGATGTTGGGGAATTTGCTACTCCTATTGATTTTTATTCGATATCACCTGAACCTGCACTCGAACCATCTATTAATACAGACACTGCAGACTTTAAAGCAAATCTTGAACTATTAGATTCAAATGTTCAAAAAACAGGTGATAATATTACGTTGAGATATGAAGAAGTTGATTATATTGAGCAACCACTAGCTTCAAGAGTTGAAAATGTAAACCCATTCAATATGATTGATTTTACAGGTACAATCTTGCTAGATCCATCATCAGATTCTTGGGTTAGAAACATCTATGTTGATGGAGGCACAAGGAGAATCACTGGTGGATTTGATGGAACATTTATTGAATCAATTAAAACTTCAAGTGCTCCCGATACACACATAAGATCAAGAAACGTTGCTTTTGAAGCAAATGGTCTTAGACCTTTGGGTAGACAATATGCATTCTTTGATAATTCAAGTGGTCTTGATATTATTCCAAAATTGATTCAAATAACCATGACTTCGGGATCATTTGTGATTGGTGAAACTGTGAAAGGTTTTGTTGGATCATCACATTTGTTTAGTGCAAGAGTATATGCTCCCAATCATAAAACTGGTCCTGGTGCAAGTCCCACAACAACTTATAGTTTAAACCCTTATGATAGGAGTGTTGAATTACCATCAGTTTATTCAGCATCTTCGACTATATTGAATATTGATGTAAATTCTTTGGTAGATGAAGTTTTAGGAAAGTATTTTGGATTTGTGACTGAGGGAATGATTTTACTAGGAGAAACTAGTGGTTCTCAGGCAACTATTTCAAGTTTACAACTGATACCTGATACATTTGGTGATTTATCAGGATCATTCTTCTTTAGAGATCCATTTAGTAATCCCTTACCACCTTTAAGATTTACTGTTGGTACAAAAACATTTAAACTAACTTCTAGTGAAACAAATGCAGAAAGATTGAAAGGTAGTTTAATCATAAGTTCTGCAGAAACAACATACGAAGCAAACGGTATTGTAGATACTATAACTCAAACAGAAGTTATTGTTAGAAGACCACCACCACCCGATGATTGTGATCCACTTGCACAGTCATTTACTGTTGATGAAAAGAAAAATCCAAATGGTGTATTTGTAACAGCAGTTGATCTTTTCTTTGCAAATGTAGATCCAAGTCAGAAAGTAAGAGTTCAAATAAGAACTGTAGAGTTAGGAACTCCGACTCTTAAACTTGCAGAGGATCATGCACAAGTTGATATTGAACCAAATCAAATTATAGATGCTGATGGAGTATCAACTGATGGTACAAAACCATTTAAGGTTGTATTCTCATCACCTGTTTATCTAAGTGCACAGAGAGAATATGCGATAGTTGTTCTATCACCTCAATCAAATCTTTATGAAATGTGGATTGCAAGGATGGGTGAAAGAACAGTCAATACAACAACATTACCTGATGCTGAGAGTGTTCTAGTTACCAAACAATATGTTGGTGGTAGTTTGTTCAAGTCACAGAATGGAACTATTTGGACTGCAAGTCAGTTTGAAGATATGAAGTTCAAACTTTATAAGTGTGATTTCAATTTAACACCAGGAAATGCATTCTTCTACAATCCAAAACAGGTTTTAGATAGCAATTCATCAATCCTCCCTGTTGACCCAATAAAAACATTACCACGTAAATTGAAGGTTGTTATTAGTAATACCACTGTGATGAATAATATTCTAATACCTGGTGCAAAAGTAAGTGATGAAACAGCATCAACAGCGGTTACAGGTATTGTTGAAAATGCAGGTGGAACAGCAAGTGCGATGACTAAGACCAATGTTGGTGTTGGTTACTCACAAGGAACTTATGCTAATGTTCCTTTGTATAATATTACAGGATCTGGATCAGGTGCTAGTGCAACAATTGTAATAAACGCCCAAGGTAAAATTGATTCTGATCCATCAAGTATAAGTGGTGGAAGTGGTTATGTGCAAGGTGATGTGCTAGGATTAACTACTAGCACTATGGTGAAAGGTTCGGATGCACAGATAACTGTTACGGGATTATCAAATAGAAACACACTTTATCTAACAAATGTACAAGGTCAAGAATTTACTGCGGGTCGCCCTCTTGTTGTATACAATGGTAGTAGTGCTGTGGCTATGGCTGGTACTACTATTACAAGTTCAGTTGTCATAAATGATTTATTTGAAGGAAATGTAATTGAAGTAGGACAATTCAGTCATGGTATGCATGCTGATAATAATGTATTATCATTATCAGGAATTAAACCAAATACATCACCAACCAGTTTAAGTGCAACATTGGGTATTAACGACACAAGCGTATCTGTAGCAGATACAACAGGATTTAATTTCCAAAATGGTGTTCATACTAATGAAGGATTTGCACTAATTAATGGTGAAATTATTTTCTACAATTCAATCACTGCAGGTGTAGCACCAGCAGGAACTTTAGGTATCTCATCAAGAGGTGTTGATTCCATACAACGTTCACATGATGTTAATACACAAGTATTCCCATATGAATTAAATGGTGTATCATTGAATAGGATTAATACAACTCATTCATTACCATCAAGTGGTCTTCTCAAGTCTGAGAGAGATTTGGATAGATATCATTTACAAATACCTAGAGGTGATCTAGCAACAGGTGATAATCAATTAAGTTTTTCTGATGAGAATCAAGTTGGAGGTTCTGAAGCAAAAGGCACAAGAAACATCCAATTTAACACTATCACACCTACATTTAATGTTATTACTCCTGGTGAAGGAACAACAATATCTGGTCAGGTAAGAACTGTATCGGGTACAAGTGCTAGTGGATCTGAAGTATCATTCCTCGATCAAGGTTTTGAAGATGTTGCAATTAACAATTTAAATAATTTAACAACTCCTAGAATACTTGCATCTGAAAGAAATGAAACAACAAGACTCACAACTTTACCAAAAAATAAATCTCTAACCGTAGGTTTAACTTTGAGTTCATCATCATCAGATGTTTCTCCAAGAGTGAACGTGGTAAACGGAACAGCAATTATCTTAGGTAGAAACCGTCTAAACAATCCTATAACTGATTATGCATTTGATGGAAGAGTAAATCTTGAAGAGGATGATCCTCATGCATCAACTTACGTCAGTAATAAAGTTAACTTGAAACAACCAGCCACATCGCTGAAAGTTTTAATAGGATCATTTAGACACTCATCTGCAGACTTTAGAGTTTTATACAAATTAACTCGTACAGATTCAAACAATGTTGAGCAGACATTTGAACTATTTCCTGGTTTTGATAACCTTAGAGATACTGATGGTGATGGATTTGGTGACGATGTTATTAGTGTAAATAATAACAATGGAAGACCAGATGCCTTTGTTGGATCAAGTTCTGATGGTGAGTTTAGAGAATATCAATTTAGTGTTGATGAACTTGAACAGTTTACAGGATTCCAAATTAAAATTGTTATGAGTGGAACTAATGAAGCAAAAGCACCTCGTTTCAAAGATCTAAGAGTTATTGCACTAGCATAATGAAAAAACATATTCCTTTAAGTTTCGTTCCAAAAATATTCTGGTGTGCTCTCTTTTTGAGCATATCAGTGAGTGTGGTATCATGAAAACCTTTAAAGAATTTATTTTCAAACTTATTGAGATTGAAGAATCAAGAGCATCCAAAACTACTACCAGAATGAAGGATGGTAGGATTATTAGTATTAGTAAAAAGGATATTGGAACCTCTGCTCAATATAATAGAGATGTAATTAATAAACTCCCTTCCTTGGGTGGTGAAAAAATACAGGTTGATGCTGGTGGTAAGGTTCCAGATATAGGAAAATTTTATAATGATATAAGTCAAAGATATACTGGTAAAAAAATAGATCCAAATAAAATTAATAGGAATATACCAGGAACTAGAGCGAATGATTTGAAAAATATTGAAAAAAGTATAAATGAAGATGAATCTAAAAATCCTTATTTAGATAGTAAAGGTAGAGATAAAGGTGGTGTATATGGTCAAAATCCACCTATCCCCAAGGGATATCCAAGAGGAATAATGGATTCAGATGATGTAAAACTGAAAAATAAATATTTCAGGGAAAAGGATGTGATGGATTATTTTAGAAACCAAGGTAATAAAATTAAACAAACATTTGAGACATCCAAAGGTCCAATAACAAAAGAATATTCTAATCCATTTGTAAATCAAAAAGCAAGTCAAAGTAAGAGATTACCAGCAGGATGAAAACATTTAAACAGTTCATGGAGAACATAGCACCTAAGATGCTAGAGACAAAACCAGATCCATTAGTCGGACTTCCTCAAATTAGGACTCCTGATGTTATAAAACAGGGTGCTGATAAATTTAGAAAAGATACTGGTTTTAATCTTCCTATTCCTTTAGTTAAAAAGAAAGTAAAATCTAAAACAAAATCAGCATGATACCAGTAGAGGGACATAAACATCTATACCGTGAAGAATCAGGTGCGATTGTGAACACTGATACAAATGGTTATGCA